TTGAGGCGCGGGCTAAATGCGTTCCGGGTCCAGATTATGTGCCCTACAAAATCGCGGCGCTAGAAGACCGCATCAGGTCGCTAGAGCGAGCCTTGACCGAAAAGCCCCTCTAATGCATCATCCCTCTCGCTCTATGTCTGAGGCTACGGCAAAGGCTAGATGCACAGAACTAAACTAGATGGTGAAATGTTGTCCGGCTTTAGACCGTCATTGCCCGGTGAACGTCGAGGCGGTCGCCAGAAGGGGACGCCAAACAAAAGCACGGCGCTGCTTAAGGACGCCATTCTGCTTGCTGCTCAAAAGGCAGGCGGTGGCACGGATACAGGCTTGGTGGATTACCTGACCGTTCAGGCCAGTGAGAACCCCGGCCCGTTTATGTCGCTGCTCGGCAAGGTTCTGCCGATGCAGCTTGCCGGTGACCCTGATGCGCCAATCTCGATCAGTGTCTCTTGGCTGAAACCAGAGTAATCCCCTACGCCCCTCGCCGGGTGTTCCTGCCGTTCCATAACCGAACGCAACGCTTTGCAATCGGGGTGGCTCACCGTCGCTGCGGTAAGACGGTGGCTTGCATCAATGATATGATTCGCAATGCGGTGGTGTCGGACAAGCCTCACTATCGCGCGGCCTATCTTGCGCCCTACCTGAAGCAAGCCAAGGACGTGGCATGGGAGTATCTTAAAAGATACAGCCAGCCGATCTGGGCCAAGCCGCCAAACGAATCAGAACTGTATGTCGAGCTAATCGGCGGCAAGCGCATCAAGATTTACGGCGCTGACAACCCGGATGCCCTGCGCGGTGGTTATCTGGATGATGCCACGCTGGACGAATATGCCGATATGTATCCGGGCATCTTTGGCTCGATCATCCGCCCGATGCTGGCAGACCGGCAGGGAACGGCTACGTTTATTGGGACGCCAAAGGGACGCAATGCGTTCTTTGACTTGTTCGAGCGAGCTAAAACGGACCCTGACTGGTTCCCGTTCTTCCTGCCTGCGTCTGAGACTGGCATCCTGCCACAAAGCGAACTGGTGGCCGCGTCTAAGGAAATGACGCCAGAGCAATATGAGCAGGAGTTTGAATGCTCGTTCGAGGCGGCAATCATCGGCGCTTACTACGGCAAGGACATGGCCGAGAGCGAGCGAGCGGGACGGATTACGGACGTGCCATATGACCCGGCGCTCCCGGTCTATACGACATGGGACTTGGGTATCGGCGACAGCACGGCGATCTGGTTCTGGCAGGCTCACGGGTCGGAAATCAGGGTCATCGACTTCTATGAGGCCAGCGGGGAGAGCATTGAGCATTACGCCAAGGTGCTGCAAGCCAAGCCTTACAAATACGAAACCGACTGGGTGCCGCATGACGCGAGGGTGCGAGAGCTAGGCACGGGCCGGACGCGGATTGAAACGATGCTGACGCTCAAGTTTAAGCCCAAGCTGGTTCCTAACCACAAGGTGCTGGACGGCATTAACGCGGGCCGTGTTCTGTTCCCGCGCATCTGGTTTGACCGGGAAAAGTGCAAGGCCGGGCTAGAGTGCTTGCGCCAGTATCGAGCGGACTATGACGACAAGGCCCGCGTGTTCCGTGACGGGCCTAAGCACGATTGGACCAGCCACGCGGCTGATGCGTTCCGGTATCTGGCGATGGCCTATCGAGAGATTAAGCCCGAGGTCAAAGCGGCAGAACAGCCGATCAAGGGTATCCGGGACATGACATGGGATGACCTGTTGGCTAACCAGCCGGTGCATAGTGGCTACGAACGCGCATGATCGTTCTATCGACAAGACGCTTCGCGCACGATATGTTCCCTTGAATGCTTGCGAGGGGCTATGCTTCCCGACGAACCTGAAAATCAAGACGGTATTGACCTCGTTACGAAGTGGATTGACGAAATCAATCTGTCGGAGCGGGAGCTTCAGCCTTGGTGGAAGGCTGGCGACATTATCGTCCGGCGGTTCAAGAACGAGAACCGCGCCCGCTCAGGTGGCCGCCCCTCGGTTGGTGACCAACGCCGTCGCTTTGCCGTTCTGTGGTCTAACGTCTCGACCCTTCAGCCCGCGATTTATGCCAAGCAGCCTAAGCCGATGGTGGACAGGCGCTATCGTGATGAAGACCCGGTTGGCAAGGTCGCTTCTGAGGTTCTGGAACGGGCGCTAGGGTTCAGCCTCGACCAGTATGACTTTGACGGGCGCGTGAAGCTTTGCGTTCTGGACTATCTGCTGCCGGGGCGAGGCCAAGTGTGGGTGCGTTACATCCCGCATATGCGTCAGGTCAACGCGGAGCAGGATTACGAACTAGGCGAGGGCGTTCAGGACGACGACGACACCGAATCTGGCGAGGTCGAGACGCCGGAGGCCGCTGAGGAAGTAGTTTACGAAGAGGTCCAGTGCGACCACGTTGCGTGGAAAGACTGGCTGACTAACCCGGCGAGGGAATGGGCGGAAGTCCGTTGGGTTGGACGGCGTGTCTATATGACGAAAGCCGAACTGACTGAGCGTTTTGGCGCTGCAATGGCCAAGAATGTCCCGATCACGACGACATCGACCGGCACGGACATGGCGTCGGATGCCCAAAAGCAGGCCAACCAGACGGGCGAGGTCTATGAGATTTGGGACAAGCCGACAAAGACGGCCTATTGGGTTTGCAAGGGCTACACGGGCGGGGTTCTGGACAAGCGGGAAGACCCGCTGGGGCTAACGAACTTCTTCCCTTGCCCGGCGCCTCTCAATGCGACGACGGCGAATGACAGCACTATCCCGGTTGCGGATTACGTCCAGTATCAGGACCAAGCCGAGGAACTGGACGAACTGACGGCCCGCATTGGCAAACTGCAAGATGCACTGCGGATGGTGGGTGTGTATGCCGGTGAAGCCAACCGAGAGCTTCAGCTTGTGTTCTCGCCGGGCAACGAGAACAAGCTAATCCCAATCGACACGTTCGACCTGTGGAAAGAGAAGGGCGGCGTTCGCGGCCTTATCGAGTGGGTGCCGGTCGATATGGTCATTCAAGTGCTGCAAGGCTGTTATGAAGCCCGCTCGCAAGTCCTGAACGACATTTACCAGATTACGGGCCTGTCAGACATCATCCGGGGCGAGAGCAACCCGAACGAGACGGCAACGGCTCAACGGCTGAAAGGCCAGTGGGGGTCGCTCCGTGTCCGAGACCGTCAACGCGATCTGCAACGGTTTTGCCGTGACGCTATCCGGCTCAAGGCAGAGATTATCGCCGAGCATTTCAGCATTGATACGCTGAAAGCCATGACGAACGTTAAGCTCCTGACGGCGGCGGAAAAGCAGCAGATTGAGCAAATCATGCCGCTGATTCAACAAGCGCAACAGTCGGGGATGCCTATTCCGCCCGGCTTGGCTCCTGACCCAGCGATGCTGGAACTGATGGCGGAGCCGACATGGGAAGATGTGCAGGCCCTTCTCCGTAATGATGCCCTGCGCTCGTTCCGCATTGACGTTGAGACTGATTCGACGGTTCAGCCGGATGAGAACGCGGCCAAGATGGCGTTTACCGAGTTCACCAGCGCGATTGTGGGTCTGATGTCAGCGGCGGCGAGCATCGTCCCGTCTGCGCCTTACACGGCACCGCTGTTTGCCGAAGTGCTGAAACAGGGCGCTCGCACGTTCAATGTCTCACGATCAATGGAAGACGTGATTGACAAGGTGTTTGAGCAGGCAGAGGCCGCACCGCCCGTTCAGCCTCCAGGACCACCACCGCCCGACGAAAGCGCAATGCAGGTGGAACAACTCAAGTCGCAAACGGCCCAAATGCAGGCTCAAATCGAGCAACAGCGGACGCAAATGGAGGGCGAGCTTGGCATGGCGGAACTGCAACTGAAGGGCCAAGAGCTTCAGGTGAAGGCTGCGACCCTTTCCCGTGACCCGACGCCACAAGGGTTTGCCTGATGCCGACACTGGACAAGACGCAACAGGGCAAGCGGCAGGCGAGCGCGAGGGAGATTAGCCTCACGCCAACCGCCAATAACTATAACGGTGATGTGCGGCTAATGATCGAAGCGGAAATCACTGTGCCTGCTGCCGCAACCTTTAACGAGGCGCAACTGCTTTGGATCAATAGCCGGTTGAGCGCCAACTACACCAACTTGACCGAGGCCATGCAGGCGTTTGCGGACAGCCAAGGGTTTGACAATTGGTCGTCAATGGGAACGTTTGCCGTATGAGCCGAGCGACTTATCGTAAGTGCCAGGCCTGTGGCGACATTCATGAAGTGTCGGAATGGCCCCACGCTTGCCTTGAGCAGTTTCGCAAGGCCCGCTCCCATTTGCCAATGCCCGCCATTCGGGCTGACGGCATGGACCCGATTCTGAACCACGCCAATGGCCTAATGTATGACAGTCGGTCAGCCTATGAGCGCGGTGTCAAGGATGCGGGCTGCGAGATTGTCGGGAACGAGAAACTAACGGCCAAGCCACGGCCCACGCTGTCTGACCGTGAGCTTAAACAGGACATTAAGACGGCTATTGATCAGGTGGAGGCCAGACTATGAGCGACATGGAAGACGACATTCGGGCAGCTATGGCTGAGGTAAGCGGCAACGCGCCTGAGCCTGCGCCCGTTGAGGAGGTGGCTGCGCCGGAACCAGTCATTACCGAGGCAGAAACGCCCCATGATGACGGCGAAAAGGCAGCAGACGGGCGTGTAAGAGGCCCTGACGGCAAATTTATTGCCAAGGCGCCAGAAATGGTGCAAGATACACCCGACCAGCCCTCGGAGGCAGTCGCGGACCCTGCTGCAAAGCTCGCCATCCGCGCCCCGGCTTCGTGGTCACCTGCGGCTAAGGCGACGTTCGATAAACTGCCCCCGGAAGTGCAACAGGCTGTTGCAAAGCGGGAACAGGAAATCGATCACGGACTGCGGCGCAAGTCTGAGGAAGTGAAGCGGTATGAACCGCTGGAACAAGTGCTTGCCCCTCGCCGCGCTCAATGGGCCGCGCAAGGGATGGATGAAGTTCACGCGGTCAAGACGCTGCTTGCGGCACAAGACCTGCTTGAAAAGAACCCGATGCAAGGGCTTGAGTTTCTGGCCCGTTCGTATGGCGTGAATTTGAACACGGCCCAGCCGCAGGGACAGCCCTACCAGGCCCAGCCCGCGCGAGACAGC